GTTGCAGGAGCACGCTGATAAGCCTGATTGGTTCACACTGATTGGAGGTAACGAAGATGATTGATAACGAGTTCCTTGATGACAACGAGTTCTTTGTCGATGACCTTTACGACATGGATGAGGCGCAGTTGCGGAAAGAGATTGAGCAGTATGCCCGCCTTGCTCGCAGGTATCCGCACCCGACAACACGTAACCAGTTGCCTTACCAGTTTGCCTATTTGAGGCACAACGAGGCGATGAAGATATTGGAGGCAAGAAGCAATGGTTGAGTTGGCAATCGTGTTAGGTGTGGTAAGTGCCATATTGTTTATCGTTACAATCCGTCTGCTTACCCCTAAAAGGAGGCGAAGCAGTTGAGTTTGTTCAATGACCTTGTTGAGAATGAGATAAAGAAACGTGAGCTGGCTGAGCTTGCGGAACAAAAGAAAAATGAGATTGCTCGGTTACTAGGTGATGTGGAGAACCTTGAGGCTGAGCAGGATAAACACAAAAAACAGCAGAGACAGTTACAACGTGAGCAAGAACAACAGCAGCGTCGTGACGAGTCGTTAGACCAGGCTGAGCAGGTACGTGCTGATATTGCTGAGCTTGAGGAACGGTATAGAAAACTAGCAGTAGGGAAACCTTGGTATGACGGTAGTGATGACGTTGGAGCTGTTCTTCCCTTCCAATGGCGCGGTGCTCTCTTTGGTGCAGGTGCGAGGCGATGGATTCTGGGTGATGGCATGGGCTTGGGGAAAACCCGACAGTCCATCGGATGGCTTGACCTCGTTCAAGCTCGTAAGGTTCTTATAGTTTGTCAGGCTGACATTTGTGACCAGTTTGCTGGTGAGGTGATGACGCTTGCCCCGCACCGTGAGGTCATCAACTTGTATAAGAAAACACCTAAGACGCGCCATGCCCTGATGGAAGAAATAATGGCTAGTGATGACATGGTTGTCATTGTAAATTTTGAGATTTGGCGCAAAGACAAAGATTTGTTGGCGAAGCTTATGTCGTGGCACATAGACACGATGATTGTGGATGAGGCGCATAACTTGAAGAATACGTCCACATCTAATTTCAAATATATTGAAATGCTTATCAAAGTTGATAACGTGTGCCCTCGTTGCAAAGGTTCGTTGAAGGGTTTGCATGACGCTGATAAGAAGTTGAAGCCTTGTCAGTCGTGTGGTTGGCGCAAGGGTGACCTGACCCCTGTGAGGTATGCGTACAAACTTGATGAGTGGTTGTCGAGCAAAAGCCTGAAGAACGTGTGTTTTACTACGGGCACGCCTATCCTGAACAGCCCTATGGACATCTATGCACTGTTGCATTTGTGTGACCCCCTGTTGTTTGCCCGCAAGTCACAGTTTCTGCAGTCGTTTTGTATTACGAATTACCATTCGGGCAAGGTTGAGTTTCGTGACGGTCAGTTGGATAACCTGAAGCCTTTGATTGCCGGCAGGTTTTTGGCTCGAACACGTGAGGATGCTGGCATTGTGTTGCCAGTGCAGAGGAAACACATTGTGCGTGTCGATATGGACAGGGAATCGTACAAGAAACAGTACAAGATTGTGCGCCAACTGTCGGAGCGGGCACAAATCATGCTTGACAGTGGTGAACAGATGACGATTATGCACCTGATTGCGTTGATTACACGCAAGCGACAGGCTAACGTGTGGCCTGCAGGTATCGAGCTGAAGAATGCTGACGGTGACGTGGTGTTCTCTGTCGGTAAAGAAGTCCGTGAGTCTTGCAAGTTAGATGCAGCACTTGACCAGATACTGCAATTACATGCTGAGGGTAGGCGTCAGGTAGTGTTCAGCCAGTTCACCACAGCACTTGAGGGTTTCAAAGATTTGCTTGAAGAGAATGGTTTGCGTGTCGCACTGCTGACAGGTGCAACACCGCGTAAGGTACGTGAGGAAGTGAAGAATAACTTTTACTTGGCACGAGGGGAGGAGCCGAAATGGGACATCATTCTGTGCAACTACAAAACTGGTGGGACGGGGTTGAACCTGACCGCTGCAACTGCAACGCACATCATCGACGAGGAATGGAATCCAGGCAAGAGGGACCAGGCGTACGCGAGGACAGACCGCATTGGGCAGGAGCTGGAGAACGACGTGTACATTTACCGCATCCCGGCAAGCATCGACACGTGGATGTCGAACACAATTCACCGTAAAGAACAGATGGTGTCAGCCTTCCAAGATACAATGGGAGATGAAGATGCTGAGATGACAGCAGAAAGTTTGAGTGAGGCAATGAGGACGGGAGCAATACTATGAGTGACATTGATTTGTTTGACGAGGCTTGGATAAATAAGAACCTTGAACTGTATAACCCGCACCAGGATGATTACACAGTGCTTGAGGTTGAGTCCAAGGGCGTTGGTCGCCCCATGTCGGAGCCCTCAGAGATTACTGACATTACTTCGACAGGTCGTAAACGAGCTGCGATGATGTACCCAATCTTCAAAGACATGAAGTGTGAGTGGGCAGGATTGAGGTATGCAGGTGGGGGAGTCGAGCCAATTGTCGGTTGCTTTGGCAACGTTATACAGCCAACTAAAGGCCCCGACAAAGGTGACCGTCACCATGGGCCGGACAAGAATGTTATCAACAATGCCCCAGACAACGTACACCGTATCTGTAGTACGTGTCACAACAGATGGCACGCCCTAAACAATAAGTACTACGGACCTAGACCACCAGCGGATGAGCCTTTCATGCCGTTGGAGGAATACATCTGCAAGAAACATGACACGGAAACTAAAGCAACTGACAAAGAAATTGCAGATAACGAGACATGGTGGGCAACAAAACACAAGTTGCTTGCTAATGTTGACACCGAATAGATGGTACGCTACCATCACTGAAACAGGACGGAGATGACAATGTATTTGTGGATTGACCTTGAAACAACTGGGCTAGACCCAGACAATGACCGTATCCTTGAGATTGGCTGGCTCCTGTCGGACCATCACGAACAGGTAACGGAAGAGCAATCAGTGCTCATCACCCCAGACAAGATTGGCTGGGAGCTAATGCAGCAAGACATTTTTGTGCAGACAATGCACACAGAGAACGATTTGCTGAAAGACATGGAGTACTTCGGCACCGTCCTCCCCGAGGATGCTGAAGACCAAATTCTTGAGGAACTAGACAAGCACTACCCAGAAGGGTTACTTACCCTAGCCGGTGCAAGCGTTCACTTCGACAGGGCATTCATTCGCAACTGGATGCCTCGCCTTGACCGCAGACTAAGCCACCGACACATGGATGTCAGCACCTTGCGCATGTTCTTTGACTCACAGGGTTACTACTCTGTCGGAGAGAAGGAACGCGAAACAGTACACCGTGCAATGGAAGACATCGTTGACACATTCAATCTGTACAAGCGGTATCTCTCACTCGTACAAGAACTAGGAACACACAACGAACCGGATGACCTAGATGCCTAGTGTCAGCCATTCAGAGGTGGACAGCTACCTGCTGTGCCGGAGAAAGCACTACTATGGCTACGGCCTCAGCCTAGAGCGCATCAGCACAAGCCAATCATTGGCAACCGGCACAGCAGGTCACCGCATACTCGAAGCATTCTACGCACACCTACTGAGCCTGTCGGATACGGCAAAGGGTCAGCTAGAAAACTTCGACCTTGCTCTGGAACGTGCATACTCTGTATACCAAGAGGTAATGGACGAAGGCTACACAGACGCAAACAACAGGGCTGTGCTGCACGACATACTGTTCCACGAAGAGTGGGGATACTTTGCCAACGAGTTCATGGTCAAGAACGGGTGGCGTGTGCTCGCAGTAGAGGCAGAGTTTAGTCTCACCTACGACACAGACACACAAAGCAGCTACCCGTTTGTAGTAGACATGCTTGTGCAAGACCCTGAAGGTAGGTACGTAGTCATCGACCACAAGTTTGTGTACGACTTCTACACTCCAGAACAAACAGACCTGCAACCACAAATACCCAAGTACATTGGGGCACTGAGGGCAATGGGGCATGAGATTGCTTACGGCGCATACAACATGTTGCGCACACGAAAACTGAAAACACCAGCAGCTGACTCAATGAATTACTTTATGATTCTCAAACCCAACCCTGACCGTGTGCTGAATACATTTATGGAACAGCTCGGCGTGGCGGCTGAGATTCAAGCCCTGAAAGAACTTAGTATCGATGAGCAGAACAAGCGGGCCTACCGCACAGCCAACAAGATGGTGTGCCAGTCCTGTTCGTTCCGTGACATATGTTCCACTGAATTAATTGGGGGCAACACTGAATTGATGCTGAGAACTGAATACAAACTAAGAGAACGCCGAGTCATCGGCATATCAAATGGAGAAAATAATGAATCAAAAACTGGATGATATTTTGTCAAGAATGGCTGACCTTGGTACGGAAAAAGTGTCAAAGAACCTGATGGCAATGCTTTATGGCAAGCCTGGTACTGGCAAGACCGTCCTATCTGTCGCTCTGGCAAAAGCAATTGTGAAACCAAAGCAGAAGGTACTGTACATCGATACCAAAGAAGGTTGGGTATCGCTGCAAAACCACGACACCTTGCTCAAGGATGTCGTGCGTATGAACTACCAAAACTTTTCAGACTTTGCGATTATTGCTAACGCAATAGCCAAGGGTGAGAAAGGTTTGGAGAAGGTGGGAGCTGTAGTTATCGATGAGTTCTCTACCGCAGCAGACATGCTGCTTGATGACCTGTACCGCGAGGACATTGGTGCAACCAAGGATGAGATTCCGACAGGTGCGCTGGATGCCAGGCTGTACAAGCCATTGGGCGATGCGTGTCGTAAGGCAGTGGAGATGTTTCAGAACTTGTCGGGAGTGCATGTCATCCTCGTCGCTCACGAACGCGAGGTTGTTGACCACCGCAAGATGAAGGTAACCAAGCCCGGCTTTACCCCCAAGAACAATGATGGGTTGCAGAAACTAATGCACGTAACGGCACACGTTACAAACGAAATCAAAGGCATTGGTAAGAACACAACCTACGAACGGCAAGTGCAATCGCACCCGTCAGCCCTAGTAGATGCGAAGTCTCGCATTGGTGGGCTGCCCCTTATGACTTCACCCGAGGACTTCATTGAGGTAGTCAATGACTGGCTCAATGACAGCACCCGAGGGATTGAAGCCGAGTCTAAAGAATTAGCCTCGGATGAACTGCCTGACGAAGGCGTGCCCGTATCCGAAGAGTACATCGAAGATGACGAGCCCGTATTCGTAGGCGAAACCAACTGATAACTGAAAGGACCAATAATGGGACTGTTAGATGAATATGGCATTGACACTAGTGAGGCGGAAACTCCGTCGTATGACATGGAGGACGGTATTTATGAATTTACTGTCGGAGATGTCTACGTCAAGCAGGGTTCACAAAAGTACCCTGACCGTGCATGGGTCATCATCGAATACTTGGTAGGCGATGAGGGCAAGAAGCAGAGCGAACTCTTCGAGTTGCCTGCCGACCCCGAGAACCTCACTGACCGTGAGCGTCAGAAGCTGGGCTACTATGTGGCCCGTCTGATGGACCTCGGCGTTGACCGTGCAGCTGTCAACGACGTAGACCGTGAAGACCTCATCGGACTTCGCGGAACTCTCCAGCTTTACAGCTCCGCTGGTAAGGGAGCCAACGCTGGTAAGATGTTCCAGAACATCAAGAATGTCAAAATTGCAAAAGCTTCTGAGGCTCCCCAGCCAGCCCAGAAGAAGACCCGTCAGACCGCAGCTAGTAACCCCTTTGCATAACTAGCTTGACGGGCACGTGGCCCCGGAGTTTCATTTCTCTTTTCTCCGGGGCCACACTCTAAACTTAAGGACGATATAAATGGACGCGACCACAGAACTGCGAGAGTTCTACAACTACATCTGGGGCGAAGAAGCTGTAAGGGATACCCCAACGTTTGTGTATCTGCCTGTCGAGCACGAAGGCAAATGGACTCCGTACATGTTCGAGTGGCCACGCCAACGCGAAGGCGTCATCCGACACACGCTGAAGTGGTCGGCCATCAAAGCCAACGTGTTCTATTCGCCAGCTCTTTTCAAGGCAGCCAACCCTGCCAAAGATAATGTGCTGGGTAGTTGGATGCTGTGGGTAGACTTCGACGGTAACGCACCGGAAGAGTGGGACCAGGAACCCGAGGACGGCAAGATGTTTGTGCCACCACCGACATTGATTGTTCAGTCGTCCATCGAGAAACACGAACACTGCTATTGGAAACTAGATAAGTTTATTGACGATATCGAAACGCTGGAAGATAGAAACAGGGCACTTGCTTACGTGATGCATGCGGATACATCAGGCTGGGACGCAGACCAAATACTTCGACCCATACGTACCACTAATCACAAACGGAACATGCCCGTCATTGTGAAGGAGTGGGAACGTGAAGACGCAGTATAGTCTCGAAGACTTTGCGCACATAGCAGCTGCCAGAAAGATTGTCAGCACTGACTTGGTGTTGGGGGAGCTGCCTCCTCTTGAGGATGTCAAGGCTTTAGCTACGTGGACGCCTGAGTTTCTGGAGAAGTTCAACAGGGATTCTACATACTTTGCTGGGCCTCCCAAGAAGGATAGGTCTGCGGCGATGTCGGAGCTGGCCCACATGGGGGCTGAGCTTGGCTGGCCTGACGAGCACATTGCTGCTGCCCTGTACGATGCGGATGACCGTTGGGGTAAGTACAAGTACCGCCGTGACCGTGACCGCCGCATAACAGATTTTATTAACAGGGCTCGACAGAAGCATGGGTACAATGCCCTGCAGAATGTTGACCTGACACGCATGATTGAGTCGGCCAACCAAACTACGCCAGTCATGGGCGAATCGAAACTTATCTACGGGTACCAGGATTTCGTGGATGCTGAGTTCAAAATTGAATGGATACTGCAAGGCCTCCTGGCCCAGGGAGGCTTCGGACTTATCACGGGGTACCCCGGTACTGGTAAGACACAGTTTTCTATCGCTCTTGGGGCGCACATGGCCTTAGGGGACAAGAAATTCCTTACCTGGGACAACGTGGCGGGCAGCAAGAAAGTATTGTTCCTGTCGTTGGAGATGTCAGCTGCCCCGCTCAACCACTTCATGGCCACCATTGGCAAGGGCTACTCGGACAAGAACACACTGAACCGTAACTTCCTGGTCGCGCCGTTTGGTACACCCATCAACCTCGACACGCCCGAGGGTCAAGTTTTCTTTGACCAGATAATGAACGACCACATGCCAGACAT